CAGGATGGACGTAAGTCCATGGCATCAGTTCACGATAAACTTATTGAAGTTTCAATCTCGAATTTCAGGGACCCCGAGGTCGCCAACACAGTCCGTCGCTCTGCGGCTTCTGTTTCTACTGCTATAGCTCTACTTGAGAGGATTGGTGTCTTCAATGGCCGGTGAGAAATTCGACCTTGACCGTGGCATTGGGGACCTAGAGGGTATATTCCATAACCAGGGTATATCCGATTTATCTTGGCTCTCTGTAACCGAAGAGGATTACAAGGCAGCAGAAACTTTGCCAAAGCAGAATCTGGATATAATACCTGATCTGCAAAAAGCTCTTTTTGAGGATAAGGACGGGGTTCCCCGTCTTATCCCTATGAAACCCCATGTCATTGTGAATCAGAATCCATCTGATTCACCTCATATAGTTCCGAAAGATGAAACATCTCCAATAAGAAACCGGCTTGCTCATTACATTATGAGCAACAGATCCTTTGATGAAATAACCCAGTTAATATCGCTGGAATTCTCTCAGTCTAGTTTGAGAATGGCTTCTAAGGAGATAACTCACTTAATGGGTGAGAGAGGTCTTCTGGGGAATGTATATATCGACGCGAGTTGTTTTCCCCGTTGCGCAACGGATTCTAAAGAACAATCCTTTGTTCAGAAGAATGGTAAACGTGCTCTATACGTCCTTGCCAAAGAGTCTTGTTCCGACTGTGTAAATAATAAATCTGGTTTTTGTTCAGTTCTCGGCAGCAAGAGAATTGTCAATGAAGTTCCGTATGGAACTCAACTTGCTGCCCATTATGCCCCTCAGTTATCGTCCGAACTCCGTCCTTTGGACTTCGGAGTTTCCGGATGGAAGCAACGTGTTAAAACTGCCTTCCTGAAATCTCCTATCTCCTCAAGATCTGATGGTATTCAGACGGCCATGACGCAACATAAGGTTGCTTCTCCGGCCATTACTAATGCTCATATCGATGAATTCGTGAATAGGCCTGCCGTTCAGGCCAACCGCGTTTCTTCTTCTTACTCAAAATTCGCTACCAGGATGATGTTCGGTCATGATGATAGGGAGTTCCTTATTGCCTCCGGTGACAAGGAACTTCTTTCCTTGGCGTCTGAATTCGGCCTTTTAGGGCACTCTTGGCTGGATATGGATGCGATTGGTGGGTGTAAGCCGACTCTGGCTTTCATTCGTCGTAGAGCTGATTCAGGTCTATCTAGCATATTTCCTGATTTTGTTCTTCGAAGGTCTTCTTGTGAGTTTTGCAAGAATGTGTCTGGTGGGTGCTGTTCGGAAATATCTAAGGTTTCAACTATCATAGATGAACTTCCGAAATATAATCGTATATCTTTTGCCAAATCTTTACTACGTTCCGTTCGGAATGGCGTTATCTCCAATGACGAAGCTAAGCTAGCGGTTTCCAGATCTGCTTCTCTTAAGAATCCGAACTGGAGATCACTTATTGCTTCTATTAATATGAAGAAACCGGAGAAATCCCCGACACCGTCATATTCAAACACAAGGGCAAAAGCTTTTACTGGGGTTTCTACTACTGTAGAAAGAATTATTGACCCCAATGAAGTTCGTAATTTCATATCAAAAGCCATGAATTCCGGACTTTCTGGTGAAGAGCTAAAATCTTCAATACTTAAAGTCTGGACTAGGGATGAACTTTCTTCTGTACCTCAAGTTGCCAAGATAGCCTCATATAGTGGCATTCAGGGTACCCATTTCTTGGATCCAACTGCATATGGTGATTATGGATCCGGATGTAATGAAGGATCCTCACTACTCAAAAAGAAAGACGTACCCCTTGTTCTTGCTTCTAGCAGGTGCACCGGTTGTACCCTTCAAACTTCTCCTGGTTGGTGTTCGAAGTATGCTAAAGGACTTCTTCGTAGTATTCCGGACTCCATAATGGCATCTATGAAGGTTACTCGGGCATCTTCAAAGATTCATACCGCTTCTGCTGTTAAATCGTCTGATCCAGTATCAGATTTTGACATTAGTAAACCTGATATTGAGATATCAAGTTCCGGTTTTGATTCAGATTTCTCGATATCTGTTTCTTCCCCGAATATTGACATTTAAGTATTGTCTTTGAATGGGTGATGAAAAAGATACTGATTCTCCAGTAATCGAAGGGAAACTAATACAGTTCCCTTCGAAAAATGATATTGATATGGCAGAGATAGGTGTTAATTACGCCTCTCCTGTTTCTGCCAAAGATAATGAATATATACCTACTCTCTCTGATTTGAAAAAAATGGAGAAGGAGTTTAAAGAACGTGAGGAGTTTGTTAGAACTCAGGCTCTTGTTCAATCATCAGATTTAAAAATAAATCCTGTAGATCTTTCTGATCTTTTGATCAGAGAAATAGTAGAAGAACTATCTCATTTGAAATGGGAGAGACAGAAGTTAGCTAAAGCGGGAAAGTATGCTACTAACCAATCAGTTAGTCGTATAGCCGCCCTTAAGCAACTCTCTGAAATCCTTTCAAAAAGAATAGAGAACGCTAGAAATGAAAGACTTGATCTAAGGTCTCCTCGTTTCCAACAGGTTCTAAATCTGTGGATGAATTTTCTTTATGAATCTATGAAGAAAGTTAACCTGAACGATCAAGAAATAGACCTAGTTTTCGCCCAGATGAAAGCTGATATGCTAGATTGGGAGAAACTGTTGGTTGATCCTTCGGATAAACCATGAGTTCTAAAGAACCAGTACAGAAAAGCCTCCTTACCGGAACTGTAGACTCTTTTCTTAATCAGAAAAAAAGACAACAGTCTGAAACTGAAGGAAAATCTGAAGGTGATGTAGAATTTATCACCATCATAGAATTTGTCGATAGATTTAAACTTCTTCCATATGGTTTATTCCCTGCCCAAAAATTCATACTTAAATTATATTATGGATTACCTCTAGATGGTGATCTAAAATCAATAAAAATAACTGATAAGTTCAATAAGATAATTCTTCATGAACTTACCGAAAAAGAATATCTTGCATATTTATACGATAACGGGAGATGTAATATAAGAGTCCAAGATGGGAGGATAAGGAATGAACTCATTCTGGTAGCTGGCAGACGAGCTGGTAAAAGCGAAATAAGCAGCATAGTTTGTGCGTATGAAATATATAAATTAATTTGCAGAGGGAATCCGCAGGCATATTACGGTATGCCTGCCAGCTCTGAAATCCGCGTTCTTGATATTGCTAATGATAAGGATCAGGCCTCAATAGTTTACGGAAATATGCAGGGTTATATCGGTTCAATAGATTATTTCAAAAGTTCAAATACGCATGACACCCAATCCTATATGAAATTCAGGTCTGATGGTGATAGAAAGAAATTTGGTCCGGAAGGAAAATGTATAATTGAGGGCTCTCTTGTTTTAACTAATCGTGGTCTTTTATCGATCGAATCTTTTGGGAATCCGACTGGTCCAGAATGGCAAGACATTAACTTTAAGGTTGCTCAGGAAGGGAAATCTGTACACGAATTTGCTACAAATTTCTATAGTGGTGGTGAACAATTAGTAAAGAAATTGGTCACGAAAAATGGTTATGAATTATCTGCCACTCCAGAACATAGAATTAGAGTTCTTTCCTCAGACGGGGAAATAGTGTGGAGACAATTTAATGACATAAAAATCGGTGAATTTATTGGAATAAACAGGTCTACTAATCTGTGGTCTGATTCTTATTTTCAGACTTCTGAATTTGTGAACGAATCTCTAAATAAATTCGATGATTCGTTTTCCTTAAAGATTGGAAAATTTATAAATTGGATTGGTGGCATCGAAGGCCCCGTGGATATGACAGTATCCGAGGTTTGTGATTTGATTGGAGTAGCCTCTTTAAGGGGTGTTCTTTCTCATTTGAAGTCAATTGGATTTGATGTTCGGAAGACTGTAAAATTAAGGAAATTTGGTGCCGGTTCTACCGTTCGATGGTATCCGACAAAAATAGAATGGGATAAAAATGCAGGAAAAAATACAAAGTCCATAAATTTTCCGGAATTTCTTGATGAAAAATGGGGAGAAATTCTTGGTATATTGACAGGTGATGGTACGTGGAATTATAAGAGTGGTATTGAGATCACAGGTGGATGTAAAGAATTTAAAAAATATTTGATTGATTTATTTAATGAGAATTTCAGCAATCATAAAATATTTTATAAGAAAAAATCTGATAATGCGTGGCAAATCAGGTCTTATTCGAAACCACTTCGCAGATTTTTGGAGAGACTTGGTTATGTAAAATATAAACCATCTGATAAGAGAGTTCCATTTGTTATTTTTCAGTCTCCTCGCTCTGTGGTAGCTTCCTATCTTCGCGGTCTTTTCGAAACTGATGGAACAATTAATGAAAATGGGTTAGGCCTCTCTTTTTGTACCGCATCACACCGTTTAGCTTCTGAAGTTCAACTTTTGCTTTTAAATTTTGGTATTATATCCAATCTTCGAAGTAAATATAACAGAAAGTATGATAAATACTATTATGATTTGATGATTATTGGAAATAATTCTTATAATATATTCAAGAAAGAAATTCGCTTTATAACAGATAGAAAGAACTCCAGACTTGATTCGATTCGCGCAAATAAGAATCTTGAGATGATTCCGAATCTTAACATTCAGTTGAGGAATATTATTAATAATATTCCTCAACGTACAAGTAGTAAGTTAAAAACAAGGTTTATTAAACTCGCTGGAGACGCAGTAGATTCGAAGCGGAATTCTGGAATATCATATATATCACTACGTGGATGTATTGAAATCGCCCGAGAAGCAAACATTGATGATTCATTGATCAAGAATTTGGATCATGTACTTAACACTTTCTATTATTGGGATCCTGTTAAGTCCATTACTGACGATAAGAAAAAAGTATATGATTTATGTGTTCCGAGTGGTTCTTCTTTCGTATCTCAAGGAATGACGAACCATAACTCGACTATAGTTTCTTCCTTCAAAAGTTCGATAGCTAAGGGCCTCCGTGGTCGCGGCGTTATCTGTGCCGTTTTAGATGAGATAGCTTTCTTTATTGATAATGGACACAGCTCCGCTGAAAAGGTTTATCGAGCTTTAAATCCATCACTTGCTCAGTTTTCTCCTAAAGATCCCAAGGATAAACATATACCAATAGGAGAGACCCATGGAAGAATGATTTTAATATCATCTCCTGATTCAAAAGAGGGTTTTTTCTATAATCAATATCTCAAAGCTATGTCCAATGATCCTGGATCTGCCAATATGTTGGTCATCCAGGCCCCCACGTGGGAAATTAATCCAACAATTTCCCCATCTTATTATGAAACTGAATTTTATAAGGACCCTGCTTCATTTAGAACAGAGCATGGGGCTGAATTTTCTGATCGTGTTCGTGGTTGGATCGAAGATGCTGTTGATTTAAATACTATAATTGACCCTCTTCTTCGTCCAAAATTTAGGGGTTTACCCAGGGAAGTACATTTTGCCGGAGTGGACTTTGGATTATCGAAAGATGGAACTTCCATAACTTTAACCAAATTCGCTAGTGGAAAAGTTGAACTGGTTTATCATGAAATATGGTATCCCAGAATTAGATGGAGAGATTCAAATCCACATTTGAATGATCCCATCAATCCCTATGCTCTAACTATTCATGAAACAAATCGTCTTGATATAGATCAAATAGCCGATTGGTTTTCATCATTGTCAAAATTATTTTATATACATAAAGGGATCTTCGATCAGTGGGCCGGGCCTGTCTTCGAGCAGATTCTACATAAAAAGGGCCTTGAACAATTTGAAATGAGGAATTTTCACACTTCAGATTCTTCATATATGTACCAGAATTTCAAAATGATGATGTTTAATAAAAGACTTTCTCTCTATGATTGGCCCATCCCGGATCCTTCAGAAACTGGAGGCTCCAGACATTCTCCATTAATTCAAGAGCTTCTCGAACTCCAGGCAACCTCTGCTGGTAAGAACATGATAATAGTAGAAGCCCCGAAAGTTGTTGGGAAACATGATGATATGTCCGATTCTCTTGCTCGTTCAGTTCTCCTGGCCTCGGAGTACATAAAAGATAACCCTAGCGCTCTTGACGTTAATCACATATCGGGAGTATCCGCTTACGCCCCCAGGATAGCTTCCGGTTCGCATGGTCAGTATCATAGAATGAAAGCTCGAATTCATGGGGTCAACAGAGATCGCATTCCGGGCATGAGGCAAAGGGTCCGCTGACCCTTTGTTATTCTTTCTTTTTGTGTCAACCATTGAAGATACGGCTGCCTGGAAAATAACTCGCCAACTAGTGGACCATATTTTCGGTTCTGATACCGACGTCTCCGATGATGAATTCATATTCATATACAGAGTCTTTTTGAGTCGTGGTGGTAGTTGGAAGGATCTTATGGATGGTGATACACGTATAATAATAATGCTCCAGAAAGTACTTGAGGACTTCTTCAAGGTCAGGGCCATGAAAGATGCTCTTGGAGTCAAGTAACGTTTTTGATGCCTAAAGTTAGATCCATCAGGGGTCTTGATGAAGATCCATTTATTTCTGGTCTTGACAAAATACTTGAACTCAGACCGAACCAATATACTTCAAAAGTAAGTGGTGACATCCACCACTTACTAGAACTCAGACATAGACTACTTATTTCCATATCAGAAATGTCTGATCAATTATTACACATGGTAGATCTTTCCATAGAATTTGAAAACTCTTCTAAGGTCCAATCTTTAAGATCATTCAACATTCATAGGATATTCAAAGCAAAACTTCCAACTCCTGTTTTGCTTGCAGTTAAAAGATCACTTGAATTTCTTCAGAGAGACCTTGAAAGATGTGTCCATGATGGAGATGAACTTCTCCGAAAAATGGCAGAGAATTCGACTTTTTGATTAAACTTGGGTGGTAAGTTATGGCAAAGAAATCTGTCGGCGTCAATCCGCCCAAAAACTCGAAAAATTCTATGCCTGTCATCAAGGTTGATGAACAGGATATTTCTCGTACCAAACTGACTAAACTTGAGAGATTGGCTAAACTCCAATCTCAGCAGTCTGTTCGCCTTGGTTCAGTTACCAATTTCGGAAACGCTTCTGGCGGTTCCATAAGGGACGCTGATTCTTCTTTCTACAGCCCTCAGCTATCCACAGACTTTTTAGAATTACCTCAGTCGGATCGCGAGAAACGAGAACTTTTTCGTTTCTGGTATCAAGTGCATCCGATAGTTGGATCAGCCATAGATTTCCACTGTTTTCCTCCAGGGGCTCCCGTATCTCTAATTGATGGGTCCGTTAAATTTATTGAGGACTTGAAAGTCGGCGATAAAGTCCTAAATGGATTAGGGGAAAAAACTGAAGTTGTCGGCACTTTTTCACACGATGTGGACACTTCAATCACCAAGATAAAGGTCCGTGGTGTTCAAGATATTATTGATTGTACACAGAATCATCCATTCCGGATCTATACTTCAGACCAAGTAGATTGCAAGTTCCCTAACATAGGAATGGGTGCTTGCAAAAGTGGTACTAAGAACCTATGTAAGCAGAGAAAATGTGAAGGAATTGATTTCGGTGCCTCGAAGTTTATTTTTGCCCAAGATTTGAAAGTCGGAGACTATATTTGCTCTCCCTCCATGGTAAGTTCTAATAAAGTACTCAATAAGAATCAACTCCGTTTGCTTGGATATTATGCGGCTGAGGGGTCTTTATCCTATACAGATTATGGCAAGAATAGCCGGATTGAATTTACTCTTAATTCCAATGGATTCAACACTGTTGCTGAAGAAATATCGAAGACTCTGATGTCTGAATATGAATATCCATCTACCAAAAAAATTAGGGAAGACTCTAACTCTTGTTATGTTAGAGTATATAGGAAGGATTTTGCGGATTTTTGTTCAGAACATGTTGGCAGTGGGTCTCTGAACAAAAAACTCAGTTCTGCTATAATGGATTCTCCCCGAGAAGACATTCTAGAATTTCTTGGTGCTTACTGGAATGGGGATGGATCCCTCACTAAGAATGGATATGTTGCTACTACTGTTTCAATGCAGCTTGCTCACCAGATCCATGCTTTGGCGTTGAAAGTCGGCTACGGTGCTACTCTGCATCGACATGTCCCTAAGACTTCTACCGGATTTAAATATACGGATTGTGTTTATAGAGTAATTGTTCCATATAAGTTTCATGAAGAGTTTTCAAAATATGCTAATTTTGTTCAAGATGGATACACCGCTGATTCGACTAGAGAATACTTCATTAAGATCGACAATGATATTTTGAGGAGAATTGAGTCGATTGAAACTGTCCATTATAAAGGTCCTGTTTATAATATAGAGGTTGATGGTGAAGGTGACCGGAAAAGCTATATAGCTTATGGATTATCCACCCATAATACTGATGTGCCAATGTCTAAGCTACGTCTTTCTCTCCCAAAGGGGAAGGATGTTAAAAGAAATAAGCAAATACAGCAGTTCTTTCAGAGGATGTCACAACGCATTAGGTTATTCCAAACTCTCCATGAAGCAACACATGAATATTGGCTTCACGGAATAGTATTCTTGTTCGCTGAAGATCACGATTTGGTTCCGGAAATTCCAAAAGAATTAGTGGTTGATTCTGTCACTGAAACTTTAGAAGGTGTTGATTGGGCCGGTCGTTCGAATTCAAGAAATGTAGAAAAAAAGACTGTTAAGCCTGACGAAGAACTTTGGAAAAATATATCTGAATTCGTTCAAAAAAATTATCAGGGATGGCAGAGACTTCAAATTCTTCCTCCCGAACAGGTGAAAACCGAGGTATTTCAGTATACCAATCGTATGAAGATGGAATTAATTCCATCTGATAAAGATAAAATGGTGGTAATGAAGGCTAAGGAAAATGATCCTGAAGCTCAAAAGATTGCTGACGATATACCGCATGAAATTAGAGAAAGTCTTGAAAATGGGACTCCCATACCTTTGAGTTCGAGCCCATATGATGATTATTTATGTTCTTCTTTCTGCTATCAATTAGCTCATAAGAAGAGTCCGTATGATACCCGTGGAATTTCACTTCTCGAACGATGCTTAAGGACACTTCTTAAGCAGGATAAACTTCGTCAGGCGCAGACAAGCATAGCTTCCCGTGCCATGACCCCTAAACGAATCGTTTGGGCGGATAAATTGTCTGAGGCCAACGTCGAGGATCTTCGTGATCAGGTAGATCAAGCTCTGATCGATCCCGATTTCACTATAGTAACTAACTTCGAAGTTCATTGGGATGAAATTGGAGCGCGTGATCGTCTCCTTGATCTTTCCTCTGAATATGAGATGGATAATAAATTACTCTTTATAGGCCTTAGAATTACCGAGTCCATGCTTACAGGAGAGTCTTCATATGCGGGCGAGCGCATTCATCTTGATGTCATGAATACCATGTATCTCCTATATCGGGAACAGCTTGCTGACTATGTTGAGAATTATCTCTTTCTACCTGTCGCTAAAAAGAAAGGTTTCTTTGAGATAGACGAAAACACTGGAGAGAAGATATATTTATATCCTCAACTCCAGTTCACACGTTTAGCTTTGAGAGATCAGGCTGACACCATGGATGTTCTCTTCAATTTATATCAGAAAGGGTCTCTCCCTGTTTCTTTCATTCTTGACCTTTTGAATATTGATCCTAGTGATACACTGGAACAGCTTAAGGCTGATATGTTTGGTCCCAATGATTCTACGTTCAATGAATTCATAAGAAATGCTCTCCAGAAGGCCGGAGATGCCGCTATTGATTCGACAAATATTATGGAAATAGTTGCCAGAAATGCCGGTTTGACTATTAAAAAACAGAAAGAAGAAGGTGATAGATTCGGTGAGGAATAGAGCGACTTTTGATTGGAAGACGGATTGAAATGCCAAGCGACCTGAGCCCTAACGAAAAAGAAGAGAGAGAGGCGGAGAGACTCCTTAATAAGGAGACCGCCCCCTCTCGCAAAAATCGTAAAAGAAGGGGACCTCAGCGTCACAATCGAAGAACTCGTATGAAGATTGACGACGCCGATCTTAAGAGTTCCGATGGTGATATGACTTTGAATTACAAGTCATCCTCTCTTAGATATTCAATCGAAGATATTGCTCTTCGAACCCTCATGGCTGCATCGTGGGATCCTGAGAAGGGTATAAAAGATGAGCTTGAGGATTATAGAAGAAAGAAGACTCCGAAGCCTAAAGATATAGATGACTTAGCCAACTACGAAGTTAAGGAATTCACTCGTGAACTCCTTAAGACTTCAAAATTATTAGGAGATAAGTTCGCCACTTTTGCTGAAAATAATTATTTCAAAACTGATATTCCTAGTCAAGATATTATAGATAAAATTAACGTTAGGAAAAAGCGATTCAAGGAATCTGCTGATCAGAATTTTTCAAACACTTCCCCCGAGGATTTATCCGCATCTCTTGCCAAACTTTGGCCAAGAGATGCTAGGTCCTGGGATGTTAAAGCTGGAATATTATCGGCTCTACAAAAGTCCATAAAATCGGCTAGGGTTCCAGAAGCTCTGAAAGCAATTTATGGGTCTGATCCAACTAGACCAAAACGTCCTAATTCAGATGCGATTAAAAGTATCCTTGAGGATTTCAAGTCTAAATCGAAGAAGACTTTTGACTCCGGCAGTATGCTTGATTTCGCTGCTTTAACGGCGGCTTATAGATTTTTAGCAAATGATCCTATAACTGCTTCTAAAGGTGACCTGAATCGCCATATTACAGATCAAACAGCTCCTATATATGATCAAATAAATAGAATGGGTGAAATAGGTCCATTCGTAAAAGAATGGGAGAAAAGTACTAAAGAGTTTGAGAGAGAAAAAGAGCAGGATGAAGACCTTAGCTATAATGATTTAATATCTAGGGCTGAGTCTAGGATAAACAAGTTCTTTGCACCTGATAAATATGATGACGATGATTCTCCGATAGATAAAGAGTCATTCTTGAAAGGTCTCTATGAGGTAGTTGATAAATCTGGCTATCCAGAAGATGTAACCAAGAAAATATTCAAAATTTCAGCAGCTTCTTATGAGCCTTTTTCCACAGCGAATATGAAAAAAGTATCTTCATATCACGGTGTAAAAGTCCAACACCATCCAGAAGCTGATTTTTTCGGCAAGCAATCTTTAAATAAAAGATATTTTGATAAAAAAGACTTTGATGGAATAGTAGCTATAGCAAAAGAAAATATGAAGGAAGATTGGTATTCTTTCGACTGGGAAAAAGGTGCACCTGATGCCCCTTTTAGGGCCGCACTTGACGCTGCTATCCATGTATCAAACGATTCTGGTTTCCAGTCCAAAATAGACTCAAATACCTACAATTTACTTCTGGCTCAACTCATGGGTCATGACACAAAAGAGTTCTTTTCCGAGACTTTTATTTCCCAGGAAAAACCCGGGAGGAGATCCGCTTCCATGACACAAGAGTCTTCTGCAAAAATAGTCCGTATAGCTAACGATATTCGGAAGTCGGATCCATTATCTGCTGTTGCTTTGCTTCGCATAGCAAGCAAAATGGGTTTTGATATAAAAGCTGCTGAGGGTGACCCGCCCCCTCTCGACATTCTTATAGAAATGCAACGTAAGTTGCTGAAATTGGCTGAGAGCGGCGAAGATAATGCCATGCTTCTGAAAGGTCTTACTGACCTTTATGAGAAGATGGGTTCGCATGAGCTTGATTTCAGTAATAAATCAGGCCACGAAGCTTCTTCAAGAGTCGCTTCTGGTGATATCCAAAATAAGCTTAAGAAGCTCGGCGAGCTTCATGAAGGTGATCTTGCCGGAATTCTTAATGATAATCCTCCTGGAACAGATCCAGACGTTGAGGAAATTATTGAATGGTTCGACAAGATTATTGCAGAGGCTGACGCGAAGTCAAGAACAGCTTCAGTTCTTGTTGATATTCGAACCCTCATGAAGGTTGCTGCTTCTTCTCCCGAGATTCGATCCATCCTTCACCCATACTTGGTTGCTGCCAAGAAGAAGATGGAAAAGAAACCCTCAAAGACTTCTACAAAGAAGAAGGATGAAGAGAAGGAAGCCCCCAAGAAGGGTTCTCCTCCCAAGAAGGAAGCTCCCAAGAAGGGTGTTAATCCATTCCCAAAGAAGGGTGTTCCCAAGAAGGGCGTTAACCCGTTCCCAAAGAAGGGTCCCCCCTCGAAAGTTTCTCAAAAGGGTAAGGGCAAAGGTCGAAAGGCCTCTGTTGAGTTCTCTGACAGAGATCTTAACTGGTGAAGCCTTAACTTTTCATTGAATTTTTTACCCGAAACCCTGGAGAGATTAAAATGGCTATAGACAAGGCGATTGCAAATCAGGTTCTTTCTCATCTCGATTCTTCGGCTAAAAAGCTTGAAGGTCTTGTTAAGGACGGGAAGCTTGATGCAAAGGTAGCCTCAGAGATGATCCTCAAGATCGATACCTTTGCCGATAAATTCCAGGTTGCCGCTTTCGGTGAGGAGAACCTCCGAAAGTTCCAAGCTAAGGTTTTGAAGCAGGATAGCGACGAGCCTTATATGAAGACCTTCGACAACCCCAATAAGCCTCTCCAGGTTGAAGCAGATGAGCCTTATATGAAGAAGGTGGATAAGACCTTCAGTGGCGGCCCGATCGACACGTACGACAACGACAACTCAAGTGGCGTTTCGGAGCGCAAGGAACCCCAGGTCCGTGATCTGAGCCCCCTTTCGTCTGCCAAGAAACAACCGAGCCAGCCCAGCTATGGTGGTAAGAGCACGCACCAGGGTTCGCAGGCTCCTGCGAAGACCTGGGCTCCTCGTCGGGTCGTTGCTAAGAAGACCGAGAAGACCTGGGCTCCTTGAATTCGGAGTTACCTGTGACTATTCGGACGGCTTTCATAGACGACAAATTGGCCGCCCACGGTTTCCATACAGGTGATGCTGTTCGGAAACCTGGGCTTTCAGGCATATGGCTTAGTCCTTATGCTGGAAAAGTCTTATGGTCGAACACGGATACCGGAAAAGTCCAGGTTCAATGGCCTTGGGGTGCTGAATCGGAGAGTGCCATAGAGCTGATATTGTCAGCCTCGGATTCCGTTTCTGTGCCGAATTATGATCAGAGCTATTCTACTTGGGAGAGTACTAAATATATAGACTCTCCGGAAGTTTTAAAAGCTGACGGTAAATGGCGAAAGTCTTTGGCTTCCGTTGTTTCATCCCACGAAGCTTTGCTTGATCAAGTTCGCTACCAAGCCTGTAAGTTAGCTTGTCATGACGTATCGGAGCCGTTGGCTTCCTTTTTGGTCGCTACCAAGTTCGATAATGTTTTAGATACCGGTATTTCTCGCTACGAAGTCAGCTCCGTTTATTCACACGGTCGCAGACTGGCAATATACTGGAAGGACTCCGGTCGCAGATTCCGCGTCACTCAGCGCGAGAAGAATTCTGGCGTTCTCGAATGTCCCCGTTGCGATGGCGTTCTGAAGCCCCGTATATATCGCCAGGGTCGGAGAGTCCTTCTTTGCAGAGTCTGTGGTTTCGTTATCCGACCTAAAGATCTCGTCCACAAATAGGACTTAGGAGGAATGAAGTACCTCAACTTGGTATTTCTTCTCTTCCTCTCTCCATATATTTACAAAATCATTCTCCGTTAGATTTTCCATTATTTCTTTCTTCGAAATAAATTTTCTTATTTCACGTGATAGGTGAAATATCATATTTTCTTTTGAAGCATTACACCACGCAAAATAAAAACTGTTATACTCTTCTTCATATGTAGTTATCACCATTCCTGCTATTTTCCGTATAAACTCAATATCTTTCTTATGTAAACCAACCTCCTCAGGGAACTGCTTGTTTAGCCTAAATGCTCTTTCTATAATTTTTTCAATTTTCGATAATTTTGTTGTCATATTCATTTTAATATATACATATTCTTCCATTTGTAATGGAATTGTAACCGAGACTGCTTCCATTATTTCGCTATCTTTAATATACTCAAGTTTCTCTTTATCTATTGAGAAAATAGGTTTTGACCATGTATATTTTTCACAAAAGCTAATTTCGAGAACTTTAGATATCATTAGATATCATACATTTGGATTCTAATATTTACAATTCAATTTTAATTCTTCTTAATAGTGATGTCTGAAAGTAAAAATTGGACTTTAAATCACGACGGAACACTAACCAGGGAGTTTGGGAGGGTAAAAGTATCCGTCTCATCCCTCGACGAAGAAAATTGGTATGTCGAGTGTCCTGCCGTTCACGTTAAAAGTGAATGGGTTAATAAAGGCCCTTCTCCTGATTTTGAGAGAGTCGAGAATTTAATTCTTTATCGGTTCGACGAACTGAAAAACGACATTGAAAACATTTTTTAATATACTCCGATTCTTCAGATTTTCATACCAGAGTCTAATCTAGAGGATCATCCATGGCTCGTCGACACTATGCAAATGCTTTGGTAAACAATCCAAACATTGAATTTGCGAAATGGATGGATGTTGCTCGTGCTAGATATGAAGGGGTAGTTCCTAAGAATCGCCTACATAGAATCGCAAAATCGACTTTAAATAAAATAGATATTAATCAGTACCTTCTTTCACATGCTACTATAGTAGCATCTGTTGATACTTTTTCTCCTAAGAATGTTAAACTTGGCCGTCAACTGAACCGTGGCGTTCAGATCGATGTTAGGTTCCCTGATTTTCGCACTAGCGTCGAATCAGAGAAATATATTAATAACAATCGTGACGCATGGAGTCGTCCTCTTCTACTCTCTACGTATCGGACTTTCGTCGGTGCTCACGTTTTCGTTGAGCATATTCAACTTCCTGAGCTTTCGAAGGGCTTTATTGTTGATGCCATAGCCAGAGACCTTGGCGATACCGTCTACGTCGATATTCTCACAGCAACCGATCGCAAACATGCAAGACTAATAGACGATATTCTTTCTTGCAATATGAACGCATACAGCATGGGCTGTATAAGTCAGTTCACTATTTGCAATAAGTGCGGAAACGTAGCTGTTGATGATGCTTCTACATGTCCCTGCGTTCAATACGACGGCAAGGGATCAAAATTTTTAGATGAGGATGGTGTTGAACACGTCCTTTGCGAACTCATTGGACATGCCGCTGTTCCTGATTCAAATCAGTTTATAGAGGCCAGTTGGGTTAAACATCCTGCTTTTGAGGGTGCTGTTCATCGACAATTCCTGAATCAGGACTTGTTTGGTGAGACGCGCGTTGCCGGCAAAATCCAGAATGCATCTCGAATCCACGAGATTCGTAAGGATGTCGAGATACCTGGTGATATGTGGAAACAGGTCGCGTCTACTAAAAGGCGTGCTCTAGATCCTGATCCCGATGGTGACATTGCTGAAGATGCACCACCGGATGAGGATGCACCCGATGATGCGGATGCCGTAGAGTCTCCAAAAGACAAACCGCCCGCCGCTTCTGGTTCGAGCATGGATAAGCTTCTCGACCAAGCTCAGGAGAAATTACTCCAGATTCTCGTTGATAAACTTGGGGAGAGATTAACCCCAAAACCTGAAGATGTTGGAAGTGTTCAATCGTTGAAGGCACCAGTTAACCTGGAATCCGGAAACGACAATCTTCAACATTCCTCAGAAGAGTTTACACGTCGTCTCAAAGCCAAATTCAGTAAATCTCCCATGCTTGTTCGTTGGGCTTCTGCTACTTGGAAGACCGCATATAATCCAAGCAATCCTAAAGCCCGTGGAAGCCTTTCCCCGAAGTCTCTGATCATATTGAGTTGGATAGAAGACAGTCTTAACGGTAAGAATTTTAGTCCAGACTTATATCGTGCAGTTATTGAATCTGGAAAAATCACTGATTATCCCAGTGAAAAATCATACGTTGCAACCTGCAGATCAAAAATTTTCCGGCCTCTAAAAGGGTCTGAAGAGGCGTTCTTAGTTCGTAAAGGACGAATAGCGTCGTTGTCCAAAATTTCAAAATTTTAATCCGGCTCCAAATCAAGGATCCGTTTAGGAGGCTTTAAGTCATGCGCGAGCGTCTCACCTGGCAGAAGAACTCAAACCCGCGTCAGGCGGCTACTCAGCGCCGGGCCGATATTTATGAAATGAATCAAGAGCATCCGCAACCCGGAGCGACCGACTACGAGTCGGGCAACCCGGACGAGTGGGCGGAGACTCCTGCATCGAATAAATCGGTTGAATTAGAATACGACGGCGATCACGTTAAGCGAAATGAAATCGGCCTTCCCGAGTTCCGTGCTGACACATGGGATCACAAGGATTCCGATAAGTGGAACGGCAAAGGCAAATACGACAACCAGCGTCTTGCTACGGAGCAGCGTGCGCGTCTTGCGATGAGAATCGCGAGCCATGCTCTCCGTACAGACAACAAGACGTTGGTCGAGCACGTTGCTTTGAATCTAATGGGTGCCCCCGATAAGGTGCTCGTTTCGATTGCCACAGGCATTAAATCGGCTTCTCCTGATTCACTTCAGGGCGAGGTTCGTTTCCGCCGCTCACTCGCTTGCACCAAGATTGCCGCTCGTCTTCTCGGCGAGAATGGCAACGACGAGGAAGCCACGAAGCTTGCCATCGTCATTTCGTCGGTGGATGATCCCACTCTTCGAAAGATCGTTTCCTTAGTCCGCACCTCGCAGAAGCGAGTGGCGGCTGAGGGTGATGCCGAGGATAAGCCCGAGGAGCACGCTGCAGCTGAGAAGGCTGATGACGAGCCCAAGAAGGATGAGCCCGTGGCTGCCATGGGAAAAGAAGAGGAAGATTGCGACACCGCAATGGATCAGAATGATCCTAATGCTTTCTCAGCCGCCGAAGCAGCTGAGCTTGAAGCGCTTCTTGGCGAGCAGGGCGAGTCTGGCGATGCCGCTCTCATGCAGCTCTTCACTCCTCCCACTCCCGCAGCTCCTGTGGTTGATCCCGTCATGCCCGTGATGGTGGCTTCCGACCTTGAGATTTCGTTCGACCAGGATGAAGCTCCCGAGGCGGCTGCTTCCACTCAGATCGCAAGTCTTGATGACTTGTTTGCTGACAACGACGAAGTCCGGGCCCAGCGCCAGATTTCAGCTGCCCAGTCCGAGCGCACAGCTCGTGAACTCGGCTTCGGTTCGGTTGGCCGTACCGCTTCCGCAAAGAAGCTTGGTCAGGTCACTCGTACCGCTTCCGTGAAGCCCGAAGATCTTCTTTCGAAACTCTGGGGCTGATCGGCTCAGTTTATCCGATAATCATCTACTTAATTTGAGAGATGATTATCGGTGATACCATAAATACTATCACATACCAAAACAGGCTCACGGGTCCACAGACGAGATGACGACAATTTTTGAGTAATTCCATTTTCAAGACGGATTCGCAATTTTTATTGGACTGAATCCATTGAACGTCAAGAATAACTCCTCAAATTGAATCAAATTCAAGTCTATGGGGACTGGAGAAAATCATGGGTAGCATCGGTGGACAGGCCTCCGGCGACTTTCGGTTAAGCCAGGGCGCGCTCCGAATCCTTTACTCGATCACGAAGGACAGTCTTTCGTCGGTCGCAGCTGATGGATTCACGCAGCTCAATCCGAACGTTGTCGTTGCGACAGCAAATAAATCAACAACGATTCCTACAAACGTTAAGCGTGGTGTGCTTGGCGGTTCGGTCGCTTTCACGCGTCCGGATGTCGGGTCAAATACAGTGGGTGGAGCGGTTCTTGTCGCTACCGCTTACGTCGCGAAGACGCGCCCTCTCGGCCTCTTCATCAACGATGGTCTCGGCAACGCGTTTGAGAACACGCCTGCCGTGGCATCGGGTAAGTGCCCTCATCTCCGTGGCGGTTCGGTAGGCGTTAAGGTCTACGAGACTCAGATCCAGATCGGCGCTTCGACAGCTTTGGCCTATAGCGTAGGCGACAAGCTTTATGCTTCGGTCAATGGCTATCTCACGAACCGTTGGCAGGATTCGTACGAGGCACAGTGGATCACTGTTGCAACGACTGGTAGCGGCGCTGGCGGCGCGGCAACCGAGCCGGATGTTACCCGTATGGGCACCGTCCTTTCCATCCCTGACTCAACCAGTGCCGAGATGTTTCTCGCACTTAGCTTTATTTGAGCCGGAAAGGATTATCAATCATGACAAACCCATTCGGTACTCAGGCAGTCGACAACTCCATTAAGGAGAAAATTGTCGATCAGTTCATCGGAACCTCGGCAGGGCGCAAGCGTCTTGCGGCATCGATGGTTCAGCCCCTCCGCGAGCGACGCGACTATTCGTCGGTTGGCCGTAAGACCTTCTTGGTCGAGCAGCTTCCCGACGGTGCGCTTCCTCTTTACGATAAGGACCCCGATGTGGTCGCTTACGTAATCGGTGAGGAAGGCGAGAGCATCACGGCAGTGGCGAAGCCCCGTCGTGTGATCTTCCCCCTCTTCGAGATCGCGGCTCTCCCCAAGGCCCCTCTTACGCAGGTCAAGGAGCGTCGTTATGACCTCCTCAAGCGTATGCAGGACCTTGGTAAGGCCCAGATCCAGGCCGCAGAAGACGACCGCGTCTTCTCAATCCTGGACGCCATCGCCGTCAACGGCTTCGACTCGCTTCCTGGCGGGACGAACCCCGACGTGCCCGTTGTGGCCCCCATCTCGCCTGCCATCCTCGCGGATGCGTTCGCCGAGATCGAGCGTCATGATCTTCGCGTTGCTCGCGTGTTCATGAATGCCGTGGACTACAGCGACATCCGCAAGTTCGGTCGCGATGTCTTGGACATCGAGAGCCAGGGCGTGTTGTGGAAGTCGGGCGTGATGCAGTCGGGCTGGAACGCCCAGTTCATCGTGTCGCGTCTTGTGCCCGCTGGCGTGGTTTACCTCTGCTGCGAGCCCGAGATGTTCGGTCGCATTCCGGTGCGTACTGAGCTGAGCATCCTTTCGGCGGATAATCCCGAAGAAAGGACTATAGGTTTTTCTATGTTCGAGAATCTCGGCATCGGAGCCTACAATCCTCGTGGTTTGGTCCGCTTGATCGTTACCCGTTAATACGGGTAGTTTTGATCCATTTGAACCTCGGAATCGAAAGTTTCCGGGGTTCATCTGTATTTTCTTTCGATGTCGAAAAAGAAAGATCCGAAAGACCTAAAAATTCGCAGGAATCCTACTGAAATATTATGTAAGGGTGAATGTGGAGAAATTAAACCTGCAACCGAGGAATTCTTTTATTATCGATCAAAGTTCAAAAGCCTGAAAGACGGAACAACTAAAGAATATAAGTATGCTTCCCCATATTGCCGAATGTGTGAGGCAAGTTCTGCCGCTAAATCTCGTCGCGATAGATATCATACTGATGACGGGAAGATTAAAATAGATCAACAAAATAAGGAATGGCGGGATTCCAATCCCATCTACGTACAACACAAAAATGATCTTCAAAATAATAAGTATTCTACTGATCGGTGGATATCATAGCTCGTGCACATCTTTCACACTCTTCACATTTCTGACCAACTCCATGAATTCCCTATCTATTACTGCTTTCTTGTGCCCTTTCATGAATTTTTGCAGCGTCTCGATTAGGTATTCATTATGCTTTAGTGTATATGCTACGCTGATGACAGCTTCTATCATATATTCTTGGTATAGGTCCAGATTTTTTAACTTACTTGCTAACTCCTCTGCTTCTCTAATCTTTGGGTTTCGAAGATAGAAATCCTCTTTCTCCGCTGCTTTCGCACAATCGGAGAATTCTTTCGTTTTGATCAATTCTTCTATCAATATCTGCTTGTTCTTTGCGTATAGATCCGCATGTTCTTTCAGTTTTTCACTGATTTCTCCAATTATCCAATTTTTTAATTGCGGACTGGCTGAACGACGATATGCCCATGTACTAATTATATGGTCCGAAACGAACTTATGGCGATTTCTAAATTGGTCTTCGCCACTTATTTCTATCGTTCTACCTCCTGGAATTTTATATGCTACCTTAATCCAAACTCCTTGCTCTCTGAAAAGCACTTCATACTTGTCTTTCTTCGGTTTTCTCCAATGTAATTCCGGTTTCAAAAAATATGCAGAATTCGAACTTTTAAATTCTTCGATCCTTTTATATATCATTGATCCATCTTTTCCAAGTTTTTGAACTTCAAGATGGATGGATTCGGTTACATTCATACTTGTCTCATTACACGACTCGTCTGTCGATTTACTACTAGATGTAAAATGCTTTCATGGACTCAGAATACATCGTCGAGGTCTTAGAAACTATATCAAAATATGTTGGCACATCTCCCGAAGACCTCGCTGTGACTGTCGCTTCCAGGTTAAACAACCCTTTCGCTGTTCTCGTGTCTACGATTCTATCTCTTCGGACCCGAGACGAGGTCACCGCTATCGTGACTCCTCGCTTTTTAAGCGCTGCTTCGACTCCCCAAGAGACCGTTCTTCTGACTGAAGAACAAATAGAGAACCTTATCTACCCGACCAGTTTCTATAGGATGAAATCGAAATATATATTGAACATTTCAAAAGATCTCATTTCTAAATTCGACGGCAAGGTTCCGGACTCAATGGAGGACCTTCTTACTTTAAAGGGCATCGGACGAAAATCTGCGAACTTAATTATAAATCTTGCTTTTAAGAAAGACGGAATATGTGTCGATGCCCACGTTGGAAGAATTGTTAATAGATTAGGGTTCGTCCAGACTTCGGATCCCGAAGCCACCGAGTACGCCTTAATGTCTGTTTTACCTCAGAAATGGTGGATTCCGATCAATGGTGATTTCATAGCTTTTGGACGAAAAACATGTACTCCAACATCTCCCAGATGTTCTTCTTGTCCTGTTTCCCATCTATGTGAAAAGAATGGTGTTAAAAAATTCCGTTGACGTATACCTTTAATTCCTATATTATTTTATGAATCCAGATGCGATCTCCACAGCGCTCAATGAGCTTGCTGATTTAATAGATTCTCTCGAAAATCCGAGTATATCCAGGGTATCTTCAAGTCTCGAAAGAATAATTAGTAAAGTTGCCTCCGGCTCCACCGCTGTCATCATTGGATGGGGTGATCCTGGATATGATGAAGAAAAATGGGCCCGGGATAAAAAAGTAGTCGACAAGGTTGTCGGACTACCATTCTGGGCATATGTTGATGATGTAAAGGTTCTCTTCTATTCGGATGAGAAGCCAGAAAATACTATAGTCACATACAGCCGCAATGGAAATCACAAACCATATTCTCTCATAGAGAGCCAGCAGATCATGGATGCTAGGTATATTGACTCATGTAAGAAGTTTTCTAGTTGGTCCGAGTTTGAAATTTTCGCTGAAATGGAGATAGTCGGACCGAACTGACCTGACCTAATTGATTCGTTGCTCCTGATTGTAATTTTGGATCGGGAGATCTACATATGCCCAGGAATGGTCAAGAAACCGCTTTGGAATGGTTGAGCCGCGTTTCTAGAGAGTCTAACGATTCAAACATTATTATCCTTGCAGATTTCGCTGTTTCCCAATGGATAGATCTGAGCGAATCTTGGAAAGCCAGAGACGTTAAAACGAGAAGATCTCTTTGGGATTTGATGGCTGGAATCGAGCAGATCGGCCACAACACGATCCATAAGACGACAATGTCTACTATATATTCCGGTCCAAGTGTTTTCAATTTCCCGATTTTTCTTGAAGCGTGTCATTATCGAGGGAAAGAACCACCTGTTGGAGCCGTCGAAACTGGTGTGCGTGTTCATTCGCACAGGAGGCCACAGACTACAAAATGGGGAAATATTGTTTTAAAATCGTGATCGATTGTAAATCTTGGTCGGTTGAGTGTAATTCGATCCATGGCATCTGCAGATAAGCTTCCGACCAGAATTTATACATTCGGTCTTCTGCCTCCAAAATCAGGAGGAGAAGCTCTCCATAGGATGTTGAGGGCTTCCTGTCATTATTACAACGCTCTGCTCGAAATCGAGCTTTGGAAGCGTAAAGAAACCGCCAAATTCTGGGCCCAGAGAGGCGGATACTCCGACAAGCTCGAACAGTTGGAGACTTTAAATGATGCCGTTCGCAAGACTCCGGATGATGCGAAACCTGTTCTTTATTCCCAGATTAAAGAACTTGAACTTCACATTCGTGAGTTACGGGAAGCGGTAATAATGAAGTCTCTTCCAAAGGAAGAAGCTCGACGCCGCGAACGCGAAAAAGAAATCAAAGCAGATTTCAAAAGTAGAAAAATCGTTCTCTCCAAATCAAGACTCATGGATCTTCTTGATTTGGAACCCGATTGTGTTTCCCCTCGTCGTCGTTTCCAGCTGAATTTTTCGGTAGACTCAGAAAAGCGCGGAGTGAAGCCGAGCGGGAAGCTTCTAAACAAGCTTCTTAAAGAAGCAAACCTTATCAAGACAACTCAACATATTGATGACCAGGTATCGATTGATATCGAGCGGGCCAAAAAATATTATGGTCTGTACTATGGCACCTACGCCCTAATTGACGATGCTGTAGACCAGGCTTTAAGGACTTCGGATACTTTCCCGGCTTTCAAACGCTGGACCGGAGAAGGCCGTGTCGGGTCTCCTGTCAGTACAAACGAGGGATTGAACGTTAGCTCAGTTCATGATTGTTCTTTCGAAAATGGTACTTGGGCTGATAAGGGGAATACTGTTCTCCAAATCGTAAAAATCCCGGACGAAGTTTGGGAGCAAAAAACCTCGCGTGAAAAGGGCGTCGATGGTGAACCAAATTCAAGTTGGGTTCGGAAAACGCGTACCAATATGAGGATTTGTGTTGATTCTCTTGGTCGAGCCAATCGTGGCAGACTACCCGTCTGGGTTGAGTTTCCTATCGTCATTCACCGTCCTCTCCCGAAAAACGGAAAAATTGTCGGTGCATGGGTTTCCATATTCATGCGCGGTAATCGAACGAAATATGAGCTTCAACTCCAAGTTCAGGATGAGACTCATCTTCATCCAAAGAAGCCTCATGGTGATGGGACCGTTGCTTTCAACTTCGGTTATCGATCAACTGGACGCGTGGCATATACCCTCGATGATACTAATTTTGCTCAGGAAATGACTGTTGATCCGAAGGTAGAGAAGAAGATTGATCTTGCGGACAAACGAAGACAGTCACGGGAGCTTGCTGCCAATGAAATGCGAGATTCCATCTTGAAATGGTCCAAGGACTGCATTTTTCCTGATTCTTTTAGTAGGAATGATGGTAAGAAAATCATTATTCCTCATTGGTCAGGGGAGGAATCTCGTGCAAGAAGCTATAACGAACGCTCCTTGAGGAAGAAGATTGAACTTCTCCCTCTCGCGAAAGACGAGAGTCTTTCAAATAGACTACATAGTGTTCACAACGAGTGGAAATTCGTTTTGGCTATGGATTCACTTCTTAGTTTTTTCTGCGGCCCGAATACTCTTGTTCGTCCAGAGGATAAAATAATTTTTGAGGAGCTAAACACTTGGACCTTTGACGATAAATCAATCCAGAACCATGAAGCCGGGAGTCGCTTCAAATCACGGAAGATTCGTCAGAATCAAATCCATGTCTGGGCCCATGAGATTTGTGACAATAATTCGACTATTCTTATTGAAAATACGAATTACGCAAAGATCAAAAGGGTCGCGAAGGATAACCGTGGTTCCGTCCCTGTTGAGGTTATTACTTCAATATCACGGAGACGTGACGCCTATGCGCCCGGGAATACCCGAAAGATAATTGAAGAAGTCGCTAAAGCACGTGGTCTGGAAGTAAAGAAAATTAATCCAGCAAATCTTACGAGAATTCACCATGCTTGTGGCCATGACGCTCCTTGGGATGCCTCCGTGTCCATAGAACATGAATGTGAAAAATGTCGTGTTGAATTCGATCAGGATAGGAATTTCTGTGAGGGCATGCTAATCAGATCAAAAACTTGAATACCGATATCCAATGAAACCAATCCTGGCAAAACATATTAAACTTCATAAAATAAGCGATTGGATGCCTGAGCAGTATACTGCTTTATATCGTGGCATAAATGTCGGTTTTCTCCATCTTCGATCTCATCTTTTTACTGTCACATTTCCTGACTCTAATGGCAGTGTAATTTTCAGCGCTCGGACTGATGGGGATGGATCCTTTGAAGATCGTGAACGTGAACGTTTTTTGGAAGAGGCAAAGAATATTATTGCCTCCCAACTCATGCAATTAAGATGAATTAAATCATTCGATGGGAAATGATTTAGTGTATTTTCTTTTGTCGATATGCTGAACGGAGATGGTATGGATACCGAAACTCAGAACGCAAATAAAAACGTTGAAATCGATGAGGCAACCATCCGTGCTTCCCTCGTCGAAGGAAAAGCCGTATATGAGGTCATGGACCTTTCCGGTGATTTGAAGAGCATTTGGGATCCCAATGATGCTGTTCTTGTCGAAATCAAGCGTCGAGAGTTCGAAGAGCTTACGAAGCCAGACAAGAATGGAAAAATACGTTATAAGGCATATCGCGTCTCCGATGATGGCACGACCGGCGAGCAAATGCCGACGTTTGAGGCTGCACGTGGAAGAGTAATCTTTCTCCCAGCTCTCGTTGGCGGTTGATGTGGCAACAACAACCTACACAACTAATTCCATAATATGGGATAGTTGGAGTAACTCAACTGCTGCCGCAAGTAGTTATATAACTACTTCTTCTTCCGTTTGGAATAATTGGAGCGCAACAGCTGCTTCGGCAACTACCTACACAGTCAATACTAAAGTGTGGAACAATTGGGCAGCTAACACTTCAGTAACCGCAACTTCAGATTATTCCATCAATCTGACGTGGGATTCCTGGAACAAAACCATCGTTCGTGCCAGACCCGTCGTGCAGGTTGTCGAATCAGAAGAGGATAAAGCTGCTCGTCTGATTCGACAAGAAGTTCTCCGTGCCCAACGTGAAGAACAAGACCGCCAAAGAGCCATGGCGATCAAGAGAGCCGATAGACTCCTTGAATCTGTTCTGAGTTCTGCTCAGAAATCTCAACTCAAGGATAAAGACTATTTTCTCTTGAAGAGCCAGTCCGGAAAGATCTACCGAATTCGGAAAGGCAGATCCACAAATGTGGATCTGCTGGACGAAAATGGTAAGGTCGTCGACATCCTCTGTGCCTATCCCGGCTTGAACGTCCCTGATGGGGATACTATGGCTGCACAGAAGATCATGCTTGAGTGTGACGAAGCTGATTTCCTCAAGATTGCGATTCGTCATCGGACGAGGGGTGAAATGGTTCCCCTCGAACAAATCGCGGCAATATTGAATTGATAATTCCACTAAATGGTAGCTACCATTTAGTGGAATAGTCTTCTTTTTACTTACGATAGCATGGCTATCGTAAGTATATCTGTACCTCAAGATATATCATCACAATTATCATCTATAGATGTCCCTGGTGAATTAGTTTCGCCGTCGGATATGCATATAACTATGATTTATCTTGGTAAGGGAGTATCATTATCGACAATGCTTAAGGCAACCGCTATTTGCCGCATGTTTGCGAAAAGGAATAATCCTTTCCTTGTTGGAACTGCCCTCGTTTCTAGTTTCCCTGAGAATGAGGATGGAATACCAATAATAGCTAAAATTGTTTCTCCTAATATAAAGAAGATTAGGGATGAATTAACTTCTTTGCTAGGTAAATTTGATGTTGAATATAATAATAAGTATCCTGATTTTACACCTCATGTAACTCTATCATATTCAAAAACAGAAATGGATGACTTCAGGATTTTCCCTGTTCAATGGAAAGTTGGCTCTTTAAATATATGGGGCGATGATTACGGTGAAGGAAAAATAGCTACCGTAGTTGAACTTGGATCTAAATGAATCAGAGTTTTTGTGAAGCTCCATTTTTAAGATGAAAATTAAGAACATATCTAATGAACGTATTTATTTAAAAGACCTTAAGTTTATCAACCAATCCCAGACTGAAGGTCGCCGTGGGGAAGACAGGTACTTGGCACCTGGCGGTTCCGTCTATCTTCCCGACACCTCCGAGGTTCTCCGGAGTGTTCAGTTTGGTGACGTATATAAATTCAAGATTGCTGGAAAAATAACGGTTAATGATACCGTCGCACTCGCTGCCAATGGTAGCCCTGGTGACAGTATTACTATAACACATAATCTTCACTATCCGCCAACTCTTGTGGTTTTGGAGCAAGCTGGTATTACTTGGGTTGCTACTAGCAACGTGAGTATAGTACATGATGCTACTTTTTCAAACGTGACAATTGAGAATTCTTCCGCCGGCTCACTTACTTTCATCATCAGAGTCGGCTGAGATCTTACGTGATCTGAAGTACTGATCACGATTACATGGTAAACCGATGTGAGCATTCAAACTCACATCCATACGCTTATTTGTTCCTCGTGGCGGGGAGGGGTATTCATGATTTTCAACGTTCAATATTCAAAAGATGGTCTCGGTAAGTGGGTAGCAGCCATAAAGGGAGATTATGGAGTCTGGTGTTCATCTCATGGATCTACGCCATCGCTCGCTAGACATAGGGTAAGAGATGCGCTAAGAGATGCGCTAAGAGATGACGAGGCCGCAAACCGTGCCGAATTTCTTGACGTCTTTCCAGTCTCTCAATAAGATTTTCTAATAGACATCATTGCTTCGGATCTAACATCCGGATCTTGATCTCTCATAGCTGTTCTTATGATTGCTGAAGCTATGAGCTTATCTGTTTTATTATTTTCTATAATTATTCTTGCATATTTAATGGCTTTTATTCTTTCATCTTTAGATGAATGTGTTGCCATATTTGATAATTCTATATTAGTCAAATTCATGATTTCACCGTTAGACCTTTAATTACCCAAACGCCTAGTCTTCAGTAACGTCATCATATAACCAGGGAGATTTTATGGCTGACATTAAATGGCAACGCGGTAGTTTTCTCAAATTCTACTCGAAAATGAAAATTCAAATTGGTGCTCAGAAAGGTTTATCTATACAATCAGGTGATGAATTTGAATTCGATGGTTCCATTCTCAAATATGGTGGCATGGAGATAAATACCGTAGAGCTTCGTGGGGCTATTAAATCTGATTGGGCCAGTCTTTCTGAGGATGAAACCTACATCCCGGAATCAACTACCCCTTCAAGGAATATTGCTAAAGCTCAAACCATAAATACTGACCTTTCGAAGGTTCAACGTTCCAGTTTTAAGGCACTGGAAGCAAGTAGCCTTGATGAAGACACTGTTATGACAGTTGAAGATCGTCGCCCCAAACAGGGTTCATCTAAGGTTCTAGGGGTTAGTATCGACAATTCTTCACCCCGTGCTTTGACTAAGGAATCTGTTCGTTCTATGCCTGTTACAAAGGGATATGACGACCAAGAAGGTGTGTCAATTGGGAGAATTCGTACTCCCACTCGTCTTTCTTCTGATGTTACTAAAGACGTTGGTCTTGCTGATAAGCTTACCAATTTATCAGGTTCCGGTTTGATTCGGGATAATATTATCCATAAAGAGGGTGTTAGTATTCGGACAAACGTCGGGAAGGTTGACTCAAAAATCAATTCTTATGAAGATACTGATGGGGGTGTGGAGGTAGCGAAGGTTAGACACTCTCGTGCTGCTTCTACGGAGGGCATTGAGGTTAAAGATACTTCAAGTCGTCCTTCCCCCATCATATCTAAGAAAGTAAAGATAGATACTAAACTCAGTCCCCGCGTCCGTATCGCACGGGTCATAGATCCGAGTTTTCCAATTGATTGGTCATTTGAAGGAAAGCTTTCTGAGCGTCTTGCACGGGCTAAGGAACATGGTATTTCCGACGACTTCCTTCAGGCTCTCTATGCAGCAGAAGGTGATCAAATGCGTAAAAAGCTTGAAACTGAATTTCCGAAGGTCTTTAGGTAAAATTCTAATTCAAGGCCATAGTGATGGCTCAAAATAAAACCGCTGGGGCAATGATATACGTTCAGGAGGAACTCTCCGACGCGAGGCTCCGGTGTGATGAGCTAAAACATTATATGGTTAAAGTTCTGGATCTAATTCATTCTAGTGGGATGAAGGACCAGATATATGCAGCGGCTGGTGACGTTATTCATGCTGCGCCTAACGCTCTCATGAGACTTGAGAAAGCTTTAGGCGCTACGGCTCTAGCTATAAATAAAATGGATTACGAAGAACTTCGTCAAGTTCTTCGACCTGAAAAGGTTGATGAACTTGAACGAGTTCTTGAAGATTTAAGAATACGTATCCCAAGACGTAGAGGAGAAGTTCTTATATCAAAGCCTGACTTTCAGGAGTCTCCTGATGGCAAATGAAGATGATGTTCCGAACGGATATGTTCTTTCGGAATCAGCCATGTATGCTTTTAAAATTCAGGATGTTTTTCCTGACGTAGTCAGCTTCTCTGCTGCTATTCCCTCTCATCTTCGACATCTATTCCTAATACCAATAAATGTAACCATGGCTTCAAGTAGAACAGCATCTAGATTAGCTGTTCCTACCGGCGATACCGAAGAAGCTGATTTATTCGGTACTAAGACTTTTACTTATAATGATAACGAACCGACCATTCCGAGTTCGGAACCTGGTTCGATATTTGAGATTGACGGTGCGGACGCTATGACGCACCACAATGAAGATTTCATTGATGAAAATCTTCAATCTCCGACAGAAACTTCTTATATGGAAGATATTGATATAAGTCAATATTTTGATTATCCATACAGGACAGAGGAAAGTCCTGTAAGGCATTCTTCAGTTATTCCAAAAGTATTGATTTTAAAATTGGCTTTAAGATCCGAATCAATAATTACCAAAACTCCATCTAAAGTCAAGGATCGCGCATCTTCATGTTCAGTCAGTTTAACTTCATATGATAAGAAAACGAAGGTTTTCACATTCAATGCTAACTGCGGCAACGGCAACCACATTGTCCGTGCGTCAGTTAAAGACCTTGAGAATGTGTCTCTGACTTGTGATTGCAAATTCTGGCAATATGGTGGTCCAGAATTTCATGCTGAACAGAATGCTTTCATGTTTGGTAACCCAAACGGTACTGCATCTCCTCCTGATATAAGAGATCCTGATCGGCAATTTTGGTTGTGTAAACATACATATGCTGTCTTAAAGAGAATAGACTCTTTCATAGCAGACGAAATTGAAGAAAATCAGACCTCGGAAGAGGATGAGATACTCATTAAAATAGATGAGGATTGGGATAAAATGCAGGAGGTAACAGAAGTACCTCTTGATGATTCTGATGATCTTGAAGTTGATTGGGAAGTATCTGAGATCCCTGATGGGGATGAAGAAGACGTCTACGAAATCGATCTCGACGATTCTGAGGAAGAACCAGAGACCGAATCTAAAGCAAAACCGGAGCCCGAGGAGGAGCCCGAGGAGGAGCCCGAGGAGGAGCCCGAGGACGTATATGAGATCGATCTTGAGGAGCCCGAGGAGGAGCCCGATGAGGAGCCCGAGGACGTATATGAAATAGATTTTGACGAGTCTCCTGAAAAATCTAAAGATGATGAATATGAAATAGACTTTGATGAATCGGAAAAAGAATTAGATAAGGAAAAGAAGTAGAGTTCTTCGTTACATAACGAGGAGATTACTATCCCAACATATTTTTACATATGTAAATCATGTAAAAAAGTTCGTGAAGATGATTGTTCCATTCATACTTTCAAGGAACATCATCCGAAGTGTCTAAAATGCGGGAAGAAATGCGATTATACCTTCATACCAACTGTTCCTCAGGTAGCCTTTAAAGATGGTCCCAGCGGTTCTTGGCCTTCTAAGGGTGACCGAGTAAAAAAGCAGCGGAAAGAAGCTTCTGAAGCTGCCAGTAGACGCCAGAGGGATAGATATGGACCTCTCAGGAGAGATGCTGTTCCTAACTATGATGGAAAAGAGACTAGTTCTTGGGCAGAATCCCAGAATTTGGCCTTGAAAGAGCGCGGAAAAGAAAGCGCGGCTACATATACTCAAAAGGTTAAGAAGGAGAAAAATATCGTTTAAATTACTCAGTTTTTTATTATTTGTTTGGCTAAATGCCAAGATCTTTATCAACATATCGGCGTCGAGCCAATCTAGTAGATATATATCTTAACGCAAGAGACGGCATTGCCTCTTATAATTTTAAGAGGTCCGCTAATTTCGATGGTGCTTTCGTCACATTCCAAAACGTACCAGCAGCTGGTTTCCGTTCTGCCACGGCCCAAGAGCCCAGCTTTGCTGACGGAATGTTTCGAAATAAGACCCGCTTCATATTTAATCCAGTAGATTATTCATTCTCGGATGCTGATTATCTTTGGTTGAAGATTCAGCCCATCGATAACGCTGGTGTAGTCGGAACTGATGAAGCTATTCATCTCGTACTATCATATTCATCCCAGCCACGGAGACCTGTTGTTCTTCGCGGAGCGGCTCCATCCGGTGCAACAGTAGCAAATTCCTTGGAAATCAATCTTCCTCTACAATGCCAGAACGTAAACATAGAAAATGATGGTTCTGTGGACTTATTCGTAGCTTTCGATAAAGGCGGCCCTGAATTTAGAGTTCCTCCTTTCTCGACTACTGGTCCCCAGTTCAACACCACTTTTCCTGCTTTTTCACAGGTTTTTGTTAGAGGTGTGGCTGGCACACCTACATTCAGTCTCGTAGTCTCACTTCGAAATGAATGAAGCACCGGCTTAAACAATTGGATTCTTTATTCCTGCCTTGTCTAGGAGACAAACATGTCGCTCTCGTATATCCGAGTCGTTAACCAGCAAGTTCTGAACCGATCTATCTTAATCGATAAGGTCGATCGTAGCCAGGGCAACTTTTCTGGGTATGCTAATCGGGCGAAGCAGAAGGTGTATGTCCCGTACGTCAACCCCGTAGATACTGCTGTCAAGGGGTATCTTGATATGGTGCCGACCGATGAGGTACTCCTCTCGGCTGACGCTGGAACTATCAAGAAGCTCTCGACCCGTGGGTATGTGACTTTCACAGCGGTGGCAGCGACTCTCCTTGCCACTCCGGTCGTCACTTCTGCGTCTCATGCAGCCACCAATACTACCATCAACGGAACGACGTTCCTGTCGGTTTCCCCGGACATCACGTATGTCCGGATTACTAATCTTTCAAGTGTGACCCAAGTAATCCCTCAGTCTGCTTTTACTACCCATACTGCATTGCAGATTATCATTCCCGACGCCGCTGTCACAATCGGCACCCCTGGTGTTGGTTGGAAAGTCATTGTTCAGTCAAACAGTCGCCTGAGTGCACAGTTTACGCTCTAAGAACGAGCGATTGAAAGGAGCCGAAAATGAGAGTAGGAATCGTTCGTTCAGACATTGCGAAGGTTTATCTTTCCGATATTGAGAATCGCTCACAGCGTGTTTTCTCTTCGGAGCCCGCTGGTCAGAGCCGTTATGTTGTGAAACCGTCAGATACTGATCTGACCGGCGTCATGAACAGATATGCCATTCTGTCGGCTCTTGGCACTGATGCCGCTGCAACTTTCGACACGACTGCCAATAATGCCCTCAAGATTCGCACCACTACTGGTGCTTACACCACTATTTCAGTATCATCCAGTTTGACTCTCTCTAAAGCCCAGCTTGCGGCAGAGTTAAATGCCGGCTTCTTGAATGCTGGTCTTCCTGTCGTTGTAACGCACTTCACTTCTGGTGCGAATCTCAACAAACTGCAGTTTGATACGGTGGCTCCGAACGCAGGCCCGAATGCGAAACTCCAGATCGATACCGCTGCGAACGGATCGACCTTAAACATCGCTCTCGCTGCTGCTTGGGTGCTCACTCCTCCGAATCTTTCGGGTATTTCGCTCGCCACACTCAAGGCAGCTGTCTATCCGACCGCTACGACGATCAATGTGGCTTCAGCCACAATCACGGCTCTCTCAACGTTCTCAGTCATGCAGGCCACTGCACAGACGAACCTTGTGAATGCTATTGCAGATAAGATTGCGCCGAGACTGGTTGAGACCGGTCCCGTTCTCCTTTCGTTCGTTTACGGTGTGATGTCGAAGCTCCGCTCAGCTGCTTTCCAGCCCGGTGGTGCCCGGGTCGGTCTCCCTGCCGGCGTCGGTGCGGCCATCGTGGCAGACGACGGGTCGACTGTCTTCGTAGTCTGAAATTCCTAGGAATGTGACTAAATAATTTGGCCAGAAGGATGTCCTTCTGGCCAAATTAGTATTTGAGGATCCAACGTTTCTTGCCGAGATCCCAGATTTTTCGGTAACCTTGAGCTTCTCTCAACTCAGTTTCAGTCTTCCCAGACAGTTTTTCTTCTTCAGTTTTCCTAAGACCCGATTTATGGAATCTTTTCTGCCCTTTACACCAGTAATAATCCGGGTCGACATCCCCATCGAATTTAAAACCGGTCTTCTCATATACCGATCCAGTAAACAGTCGATTATCTGAAAAGCTGACTACTGATTTTGGTTTATGGTCTTCTACGAATTGTTTAATTAATTTAGACCAGATACCATGAATTCGATAATTTGGATGGGAAGTCATTCTGACTAGTTCCCACTCATGGGAAGATTGGCGAGTTGGTTTTTTGAATGAAGCGCAGGCGATCAACTGATCTTGATGGAAGACTCCATAGTTTATTTTTGCCTTACAGGCCCCGATATAATGATGCTGTTCGTAGAACGGATCAGCATCTTTAGAATTGATCAATTTTATTTCACATCCTGAGGGTCTCAGTGAGATTGAGTCATTTTTTCCTAGTCTATTTTTTAATAATTGTTTGATTTGATCCTGTTTATATATCCATTCATCCTCAAAAATTGAAATAAATTCATATCCAGAATTCTTTGCATTAAGGTACTTGTTCACATCTTTCTTTTTTGAATTTGGGAAGGAATGCCACCTTATTCCATTATATTCGATTACAGTATTGCTTCCTTCTATAAATATATCATATTTCAGACTATCTATCTTATACTCAGATATCGTTTTTATTCCAATACTTTCTATGAAATCCATCATCTTTTTTTGAGCATCTGATATTTTATTCGTTGAGCATCCGCATGTCAGCGATCTCCCTGTTCTGAAATCACTCCAAACTGGATTATACTTACCATTACAAGCCGGACATGCTGCTTCAATTTTATTATTTATTTTTTCAATTCTTTCCAGTAGAATCAACCCTCCCAAAGGGATGCTTTCTGGTAATATCGGTGTTTTTAAATTAAAAAGTTCTTCTTTATTTGTTTCATACCAGTTTCTAATGATATTTCTGCATTTCCCGCATGAAGTTGTTCTTCCTTTAGTTACATTTTGTACATAAGAAAATATACTTCCACCACAATCACATGTCCATTCAATTTTTCTATTTGAACTAATGTGTAGATTTTCCGGTGAAGTAACTCTTAATTTACCGAATTTCGCCGCTTCCCAATATGATTCCGGTAATAAATCACATTTACCACACGAATTAGTGTGTCCTCTCGTTACTTGCACTAATCTTACCGAACTTTCTTTTCCGCAGTCACATATCCATTCAACTTTCCCCTTATGAGATTTAAAATAATCTCCAGGATTTTTCATTCGTAGTTTACCGAATTTTGTTTTTTCCCAGTACGATTTTGGTAATATGTCGCATTTCCCGCATGAACTTGTTGCTCCTCTTGAAACTGATATGATAGTTATTTTTCTTTCTTTTCCGCAGTCACATACCCATTCAACTTTCTTTGATGATCCCGGGAAGTACTCTCCAGGATTTTTCATTTTCAGTTTTCCGAATCTCGCCTTTTCCCAGTACGATTTTGGTAATAGGTCGCATTTCCCGCATGAATTAGTATGACCTGATGTCACGCTATATATACTAGTGTTTGTTTCTTTTCCACAATCACATATCCACCAGGTCTTTTTCATGGACCCTTTTGAATGTGCTTCTGGATATTTCATCATAAGTTTTTCGAATTTATTTTCAATAAAGTATTCTCTCGAAAGAATGTTTGGTTTTGACATGTTATTGAATAGTACACTTCTATCTTTAGTACGGTTAACTTAAAGTTATTTATGATGAGGATTTAAATGTCAGTTCTTGATGATTCTGAAATGGAGAGCGATGACATTTATCTCTCCGCTTTCTTTCTTTTAAGCGGTTGTGTTCTGGTTCGTAAGCGAAGATCAGGACCAACAAAAATATACTTTGTTTTTTCTAATCCAGCAGGCTCCATTAAAGAGCTTCGACAGGCTTTCTTTTCAGGGAAAGCTATAGTTAAAGCACACGATTATAGTCAGAAGATCATAGCAATGAAAGAGTTACTTCATGATGGTTAACTAGGATGAAGTTGTTTTGAACTTGTGATGCATTATTTACAGTATGGGTCGATCAGTATCAGCCGGAACTCTAATCCGATCTCAGCCGGATTTCTATTTTCCAATAGATACTTATAACAGAGTCACGGGCCTCCAAGCAACTGGAGTGACTCTAATTTTGATGGTAAATAATCAAATTCTTAGCTGGCCTCTCCTTGATGGAACGGCTGTAGCGGATTCTTCTATTTCTGCCGGAAATGTCTATTTTAATGAGATAATCGGTGCCCCTGGTTTCTATTCTTTGAGATTTTTCCCCGATAGAGTCGGATATTGGAGAATATCCGTCGTAGCATCAAGCTTTGAATCTCTTCTAGAGTTTGATGTTAATCCAGCTTCCGCACAGTCTTCGGGACTTATTGCGTCATTCATTTGAGAAGGGAGGTCGGGGATGCCCGTGATCCTTTCTCAACAAGAACTGTCTAGAAATGGACTGAAGCTTAATCTCACCAACGATCTCGGACAAGAGCAGGATGCTCTGTCTGTGGCGTGGACTGTATATGGTAGTGATGGTAGTTTGGCTTCGGGAATGTCCATTCCCGCTACCAAAATAAGTCCTGGCCACTATTATGCTCCATATATAACCGTCAAGAAATTAGGTAC